ACGGCGCTTCTTTCGGAATGCATCCAGCTTATTGATAAGCCCGCAATACTTACGCCAGTTGCGCCAGCCTCCATTGTCGTATATCATCTGAGCCCACTCGCGCGCAAAAGCCATGAATGAAGGAGAAACAACCTCTGTGTTCATCTCCTTGGCAAGTGCGACAGTCGTGACCTCGCCCTCCTTGTCGAGTTCCTTATACGTTTCCTTCGCCTTGGCAAGAATATCGGCCAGCTGTGCATTGAGCATCTTTGCATCGCGGACACCGCCACGTATCCAGTTCTCGCCTTTGCATTTTGCATTAAAATCAGAAGGTCGGGCAATCTCGACCATCGTCTTGATAAGTTTTCTTTTGCCGCCGACCGTCATCCTCTTCATCCCCTAAAAACAATAAGTCTGAAATAGCAAGCTGATTAAAAATTTCGTACGGCGTATAGTTTTTTAGCGCTTTGCTTTGGTCGTAATATAATTGTATATCTCCAGCTCCGGTTATGTCAATATTTTGACATACTCCGCAAAACATTTCCTCTATTATAGCGCCGAAAGTCCGTTGCTCTGCACCTGCTTTAATAGCTTCGTATATAACACCGGCTCTACCTATATTACGATACTTTGAGTATTGTAACGCCGAAAGTACGTCGATACATGATATTTCCAACTCGTCGTAAACCTCATTATAACCCTGTGAGTATGTTTGCGGCTCGATAAATCCGGCAAAAATACTTATATATGTTAACTACCGCATCCATACATGAGGCACAAAAAAAGTCAGGTATAAAGTCGCGCACCAAAAGCCTTATAGTGGCTTGACTGCGTAACAAATGATCGAAAGTATCATTAACGCAGCTCTCGATCTCTACCGGGTTAGTGGTAAAGAATACGCCGCCCTTTTCATCGCCGATTTCTACCTGTATTGCGCGGCTATTCTCGGTTACGATATGCACCGTAACCGTTTCACCTAACTGGGTTAAAAAACTTCCGTAAAAATACATAGCGATTAAAGTTTAATGTTTGTACGTTTTCCGGATTTACTTGCTATCCGGGTTTCATTTGCCAGCACGCAAACTATCTCACGCCCGGAAGCGCGAAGCGTACCGCCGATAATCACCGGCTCACCGGCGGGGTTAAGCATACCGCGCAGCTTGTCGAGCGGTGCCACCACTTCTGGGTTATTAGAGGCTCCGGCATACTCGCCGATAAGTCCGACGGTCGGGCCACTGACTATACCGCCATTAGCAAAAGGCATTACCCCGATAGCTTGCACCATCGCTGTAGCGGCGGTAACAAATCCGGAAGCAATACCGAAACCAGCAAACGGTATAGAGGCGTGGGCCGCGAAGTAAGCGGCGGCCGCTAACTCCATGTAACTTGCAGTCGCCAGTTTATTAGCGGCGATTACTGGTATTTGCGCCACGGCGTTTGCTTCAGCGGCGACAGCCTCGGTGGTCTGCGCCCCGGTAGCCACACCGATAGCGGCACTTTCGGCGGCTTTCGCTGTAGTGTGCGCGATTGTGGCGACACGTAGCATATTGATTATGCCTACTATCTTATTAATGCCGTCGTATATCTGCAAAAAGCCATCGACTATACCGGTTACGGTCTGCCATGCGTTACCGTTACCCTCCAGCACATCGGTGAGACTTTCCACGCCACTGCCAATACCTTTTAAGCTGTCGTAACCGTTGCGGAAAGTGTCAAAGGTCATTACGCCCTCTTTACGCCACTTTTCGTATGTAGCTATAAGGCTTTCAATGTCTTTGCGCTGTGACGTGCTTACGGGGTGGTCTATGTCGTTTAACAGGCGGTTTAACTCGTTAATCTTTGCGGTCAACTCGTCAAAGCCCATACCGCTAATTTTAGCTTTGTACTCACGCCCGGTCAGCTTGTTTATTTCCGCTACTTCGCGCTGCATTGACGGTATTTTGATACCGTGCTGTAATACCCTTCACTTATCTTCATAAGCTATTTTTGTCTGCTGAAGTGCGGCAATTTCATCCGCGCTTGCTGTTTTTATTTTATTGTCAATATAGCTAATTGCGTCGCTAAGTTTTTCTATTGTATCAAGCGTGGAAATATCACCCGGCTTTTTCAATTCCGCTAATGTTTCGCCCCATGCTTTTTTTACATCTGCCAAATCGTTTAAATGCTGTTGCGCAAATATACGCTCTTGCGCCGTACCATATTTTAACAACTGCGTATAATAGGCTACCTCATCATCCAACTCGGCATAAGTATTTATATTTTCAATAGGGATAGGGGTATGAGCGGCCCTTTCTCGTTCTGCTTTTAATTGTTTTAATCGAGCTATCTCTGCATCATACACGGCGATATTTTCTTGCGTCGCCTGTTGGCGCATACTCTCTTGATACGCTATTTCCCTATCAATATCACCAAAAGATGTAAGGTTTAGTGGGCGTTCTGCTTCCTGCTGTAGCGCGTCAATAATTTGTATTTCCTCATTCCATCCATTAATATTTTTGCGTATTTCCTCGCGCTCGGTTTCCGACGCAGTAATATAATTTTCTTTCGCTGTATTAATAAGTTCCACCAATTCGCGGCGGCGTGTCTTTTCTTTTTCTACTGCTGTAGTATTGCTGTCTTTAGGGGTGGTTGTTTCTGGCTGAGTATCGCTACCCCTAACACTAAATGTTATGTCGGCGGCTTCCTCGGCTACAGATTTCATTTGCTGGCGCAGATTAGCTACTGCGGCATTATTAGCTTTAATAGCGGCATTAGCTTTTTCCAAGTCAGAAGATCCCACAACTTCCTCCTCACTATAGCTCATTTGCTTTTCCGGCCCGAAGCGGCCATTAACCCAAACCTCTCCAGCCGCTACGGTTTCCTTTTTCGGGCAGTGCTGTATTTACGTTTATTTCCATTTTCGTCATATATTAAGTCATGTGTTTCCTGCTCTTTTTCGGCTATTTGGTTGGCCAACATTCGAGTGCGCGCCTCTATAACCATCTGTCGGCAATAGGCTTCACTATTCGATATAAGGGCGTTATACCAATCGGCTACACTTGAAAAATAACCCATAGTGTCGCCGTAGGTATCATTCATTTCATTTACTAACTTCTTTTCCTGCTCTTTTGTGCCGTTAAACTCTTTAAGTTTGCTAATGTTTATTTCGAGTGCGGCGCGTGTATTAGTAAGCGTAGAGGCTTCCTGCTTGCGAAGCTGTTCTAATTGTTCGGCTTCGCGTTTAGCGCGTTCCTCTGCGTCTAAAAACTTATTCGTGCTTTCGGTTGCATCGTCAGTGGAACTAACGAAATACGCTATAACGGCGGTTAATGCCGCGATAGCAATACCGATCCCGGTACTAATAAGTAAACCGCGAAGTGCGATTTTTAATGCCGTGGTAGATGCTGCACTGCCCTTAGCGGCGGCGCTATAAATATTTGTGGCTTGTGTAGCTTTTTTGATACTGCCAGTGCCTAAGAACATAACAGCGGTTAAGGCTTTTTGCTTCATATTCCAGCCCATTACCGCTACACTGGCGGCCTTAACCCCGGCGGTAAATTTTACTACCCCGGTTAACGCCAGCATGGTATTAGCGGCGATAGTCACAAATGGCATCGCGCCCTGTACCAAACCGCCTAACTGCTCTTTAAGATCGCCGATAGTGTTTTCTAACTGTTTCTGCTTTCCGTCGTCGGTTTTGGCTAATTCAGCGTTCATGCCGCCTACGGAACTGCTAACCACGTCACAAAGTACGGCGGCGCGTTGCGCTTCGGTGCCAAACTTTAAAATTTGCTCTTGCGTGTCGTCAAAAGTATATCCGTAGCGACTAAGCGCACCGGTTTGGCCGTCCATGACTTTACCCAGCATGGTAGCAATTTGCGCCGCGTTTTCTTGTGAGGCATTTAACCCGTATTGCTGGGCTAACATATCGTTCATTACTGGTATTAGCCGCTCTAAGCTCTGTTTCTTACTTAGATATGTCGCCAATTCCTGCGCCCCGGATAATTGCACCTCATCGCCGATAACGCCTAATTCCTGCTGGGCCGCGCAAAGGTCTTTAATACTTTGTATATCCTTTTGCCGTGCGCCCATCGTATTGTGCATATTAACCTCTAATTGTTTTTCGGCTTCTATCTGCGCGGCGTGTGCGTCGGTCAGTCCTTTTAAGACACTTTGTAAATCGCTGAGAGATTTATTAACCGAGTCAATGCCTGTTGCCAAAGCCGCAAAATTGACGATTGAGCTTTTTAGTTTTTCAGCTTCAACAACCGCAGCCCCCATAACCTTACGGAAACCATCAGCATCCACCGAAAGTTTTTTAAAACCTCCAGAATCGCCCTCCAGTTTAAATGTTATGTATATGGTACTCTTTTGCGCCATTTTAATTGGTTGTTTGTTATTTAATCATATTAATCACTATATTTGTGAAATCAAACTGATTAATATATGCTTAAATTCATTGTTTCCTGTATATGCGTTTTGCCCTTTATCATGGGGTTTCTTGGCATTGTAGGATTATGCATCAGTTATTTTTCGGATGACGATTAAAGGTTTATTTCGTCACCTAATCGGTGCGCTACTTCTTCAAATCGTTTTCGTTTTTCCTCTGCGGTGAGCTGGGGGGCTTCGCTTCGATGGTTCGGTTTTTTCTTATCCCACGGCAGCGGCATAAGCTGCTTAGGGGTTATCTTCTTTTTGACGTGCGGCTGTATGGCTATCGCGGCTACCGTCCGGGCGCGTTCCCATGCGTCGCGGTTTTGCCCCTCGGTCATTTCGCGCCATGCTTTGCAGATACTTTCAAACTCGCCAAAAGTACATTTACAAAAATCATCGTGCGACATTCCTATACAGCCGACGGCGATACCTAAAAGGTCATAGACTCCTACCGGCGTTTTCTTTTTTTTCACCGGCACCGTCGCCGGGTTCAGCCTCGGCGGTTATTGCCTCGTTCCACTCCGTCATATCTTCCGGGGTGAGGCTGTCGGCAAAGTCCATTAGCGACAGGTCAAACGGTTTGCCCTCGCGCTTTGCCGCCGACGCTACGCAGCACCACAGATAGGTACAAAGGTCGCTAAAACTGGTAGGATCTATCTCGGTAATCTCTCGGCCCGTTTCCTGCTTGAAACGCAGCATAGCCCCCCATAGTGGGGCTACAGGGGTATGCCGTGCCGTTTATATTTATTTCGATGCGTTTCATGCTGTGGGCGCGTCTGCTTCGGGGGATTCTGTAATTGCGTCCTCGTTGAGCGTTTCGGGTTCGCCGTCGTTCTCAAGTTGAACGCTGTAACTACTGTCGTCCTGTGCGGGGTCGTCGCGTTCCAGTGACGCGATAACGCATTTACCGGCTAAGTAGGGTTCGGTGTCTTTCTCGCGTTCCATGCACTTAACGTCGATGCTCTTGCCCGACTTCCACGCTTTCAAAAGTGCCTTGAAGCCGGTTTCGGTTTCGCCGTAGAATACAAGTCCCTCGGCCGAAATTGAGTAACTTAGACCTACTACGCCTTTGCCTTTCCACAGCCCGGACGATACTTTCTTTGTAGCCGCAGGTTTCACAGCGCGGTCTTTTGTTTCGCTGTTAAACGTCGATTTATGGCTGGTGCAATGGCCCACCGCCTTGCCACCGATATATAACAGCATATCGCTACCGTTACAGTAGCCGGTTTTGGTTGTTGTCGCCATAGTATTTATAAATATTAAATTTTTAGTGAATTTTCGATTTAAGCGCGTTTTTGTGCTTAGGGTGATACTTTTCCTTACTTTAGTGCTTCCGTGGCTTAGACGCGCTTCTACGGGGTTTGTGGTGTTTTACATTTTCGCGTTAAATACTAACTGCTGCACAAAGGGGGTTAAGCCGAATTTCTGGTGCATTTGTTAAAGCAAGGAGAGTAGGGTGTTAAAAATCAGGCGTATAGCTTGATGAGCCTGAAAATGAAGAAATCGCGGTCTCGGACACCGCGCATCTGTGAGCCGAAATATTTTGACTTTGGAGTTTGAACGCTTCGGCAGAGGCGTTGGTGGCACGCCGACGGAAGTAGTTGAGGATTGTCGGGGCATGGTTCTTGAATGTCTTTATTACTGAACGGAAGTTGTTGTTAACCAGAGTCATTACCTTTTCATACCAGCCGTTCATTTTTTCCATGGCTTTTGTCGGTGAGATTTTCATATTGAATATACGGCGCAGTTCCATCGCAAGACGGTAGGCATCTTTCAGTATCGGATAGTGGCTGAACAGAATGTTTGCACGGTGACGCTGTATATCTGTCCATTTGTTTTGCGCCGTCATCAGGGTGTGCTTGCTGCGGGCTAGTATCTGGCGCATGGTCTCGCCGTTTGAGTATGTCACCTCTTTGACTTTCCGTCTCAGGGGTCTTTCCCATCGCACCGATGAGCGTGGTGATGATCTCGTCGCTTTTCGTGCCCGGAAATGCAGCGGCAAGAGTCCCTCTGCCGCCGTGGCCGTCCTTGTTGGTCAGGAATGTCCATACCTCGCCGTTGCTCAGACAAGTCTCGTCAGGGCTCATGTACGGACCGATGTTGGCTGAGTTGAAGTAAAACCCACAGTCGAGCCCATCCTCCCGCCACTCGGCGTAACCGCTAAACTTATTACGGTATAAACCAGCAAAATACTTGCCGTTGACGCAGTACATCTGCGCGATTTATTTAATCGACAGGGACGTCGTCTCAACCTTCGTCTTTTAAAAAGTCACGAACTCGGCGCTGAGTCGTGTTCCCTTCTCGTCAAGCCATATGTCGTACGACTGCTCTGTCTTTTCAAACCTGACCATCTCAAATAGCTCATCCAGGCCTTCGGGTAAAAACTGCCAAAATACGTCACTGGTTTTCAGGATGCAAATTTAACACTTCACTTTGATTTCATGCACCGGAAATTCGGCTTGAGCCGAATTTTTGCTAATTTTGCCAAGATATCTCCTCTCCTTAAAAACTCCCTGGCATAAAAACATAAGCCACATAAGTAACATAAATTCCATAAGAAACAT